GATTACGTTTTCTTCGAAAGCCATGGGGCAGACTAGTTGCCTATTCTTCCAGTTCTTTCTTTAAGGCTTTGGGCAGTTTGTTCATTTGAGTAGTTCGTTTAATTGATGGTCTATTTGTAATGAAGCTTGTTTAAACTCTTGATCTTCTAGCCAATCGGTCACGGACTGACACATGCTCACGCAGGTCTTATCATTGGCAATCGTGCAGGCATAGCGTTTATTATCGGCATCGTGAATCAACAGAAAACGATCTGATATAAGCATCCGATAAATAGCGAGCCATCTATTTTTTAACTTCCTCATAGTTCCATTTGACTTCTTGTTTCTTGTACCCGAACGTATTAAAGAACCGTTCCTCCGTTTCACTCTTGCAGGTTCCGTTTAAGATGCCTTTGATCGTATTCGAGAACGTGCTTTGCGGCATCACCCCGATGTAGGGCTTGATGCGCTGCTGAATTTCCCGTATCGCCTCTGTTTTAGAGAATTGACTCGTAGGCGTGGAGCAGTAATCGACTATGTTTGCTTCGTTGTTATAATTCATGTATTCAAATATGCCAATTCTTTTTAACTATTACAATAGTTAGTTAAGAGTTATTTTTATACCAATGGAATTTAAACAACTGGCACACGACATCAAGGCACTCGATACCGCTAAAGGCGTGGTGGAGGCCTATGCCAACGTATACGGCAACGTCGATTCGGACGAGGACATGTCGATGCCGGGCAGTTTCACCAAAACGGTACGGGATAACTTCAAGCGCATCCGCGTATTGAAGAATCATTATTCGACCGAAAGTCTGGGCGTCCCCTTGGAAATGAACGCGAGTGATCCCTACGGACTCTTTACCGTGACCCAGTTCAACATGAAAAAAGACCTGAGCCGCGACATGTTCACGGACATCCAACTCGCGGTCGACAATCAGCAAAACGCGGAACTATCGATCGGCTACGAGGTCATTAATTCCGAACTGGTGAAGCTGAATAACGTGCAAATCCGGCAAATCAAGGAATACAAGCTCTACGAATATTCGTTCCTGTCGAGTTGGGCAGCCAATGACCTAGCCATCACGACGGGTTTAAAATCAATGGATAACGCCAAATTCATGGAACTGTTAAGCAAAGCCTACAACCTGAACTATTCAGATAGCAGGCTCATTCAAATTGAAACACTCTTAAAATCACTCACGAACGAGCCGCTGGAACCCAGCACTCCGAAAGTCGGGCCGATCGAGCAACTGGACATATTAAATCACATTCAAAAATCATTTTCATATCATGGAAATTAAAGAAATCACCGACGCGATTGAACTCGCTTCGAAAGGCCTGAAAGAAGGCGTAGCAGGTGCGGAGCAAAAAGCGGTTGACGCTTTAGCTAAAGCAGCCAAAGCACTGGAAGCGATCGAAGCGAAAGCCTCGAAAGAAGAAGTAACGGCAGCTGTAAAAGCACAAGCAGACGCGCTGGAAAAAGGCATCAAAGAATTGCAGGATCAGCACAACGCCTTATCGACCAAGGTCAATGCAGCCAAAGCAGAAGAAGTGGAAGCGAAGCACAAGCCCTTCATGGACGCGGTCAAAGCAGCCTTCAAGGAGAAGAAAGCAGAGATCGATCAGATCATTGCTAACGGCGGGATACAGGAAAAGGCATTACGCCTGGACATCAAAGCAGCCGTAACGATGAGCGACCTGAACACGATCTTAGCGGCAGGTTCGGCCTCGCACTATACATTAACAACTAACACGGGCATCATCTCGGCACTGCGTAAACGCATTTTGAGCTATTTGGGATCGGTGAGCACCGGCATGTTAGCCGTCGATAAGCCGGTAGCGATGTGGATCGAAGAACTCGACGAGCAAGGATCTCCGATCTTCATCGGCGAGGGTGATCCGAAAACGCAATTATCGGTTCGTTACGAAGAACGTGAGAAACGTGCGCGTAAGATCGGCGTATACGGCAAAGTGACCACTGAAATGCTGCGTTATTTACCACAATTGATCAGCTACATTCAAAACAACCTGATCAAGCGCATGGACATCAAGACGGAAGATCAGTTGTTCAACGGGAACGATACGGGTAACAACCTGAAAGGTATTATTCCGTATGCTACACAATTTAACGGTGGTTCGGGTTCAGGCGGTTCGGGATTAGGTGGATTAGTGAACGATGCGAACATCTACGATGTGATCCGCGCGGTTTCCTTACAAGTAGAAAATAATTTTGGCACGCCAACAGCCTTGTTTGTGAAAACAGACATCATGGGCTTGATGGACACGACCAAAGCGGTGACTTCGGGCGAGTACATGGTACCGGCCTGGTCAGCAAACGGCAACCGTATTGTTGCAGGCATGGAAATCATTCCTACCGCAGCCTTGAATGGCACGGGTGTAGACTTCGTGGGTGGTGACTTATCCGTGGTACACGTAGGCTTTACCGATGCGGCATCGATTCAGATCGGCATGGACGGCAACGACTTCACCAACAACTTAAAAACGATCCTGGTAGAACAGGAACTCGTGCAGTTTGTTTCGGCCAACGATACCCAGGTATTGGTAAAAGGAACGGTAGCCGCAGCGAAAGCGATCTTAGAGACTACATAATATTTTTCATAGTTGATTTGGGTTTTGGGCCGCCTGTCGTAAATGGTAGGCGGCCTTTTTACTTAAAAACAAAATGAACAAAAAAGCCGACAAGCGCGAAACCAAAGACAAGAAAGATGCTACAAACCAAAGTCACGACCGATCTAGTGGCAGAACCCGTAAGCCTCGCGGAAGCAAAGGCATTCATGGAGATCGACTTCACGGATTTTGACGACTTGATTACAAGTTTAATCAAAGCGGCGCGGATTGCTTCAGAAAAGTTTACGGGCTTATCGTATGGAACGAAAACCATATCCTTAACCGCCAAGAACGAATGCGAGATCCAATTGCCCTTAGGCCCGGTGCAAACGATTACGAGCGTACAAAACACGGACGGCGACGACCTGTTATATCAGGCTTTTGGCTTTGACAATCCCGTGATTACGCTGGAGGTCTCGAACTCCTTCGCTGGTTTGTTGCCGGTTAATAATACGATCCCGCAAAACATCGTGAACGTCGTCTATGAAACCGGCTTTATCGACTGCCCGGAAGACCTGAAAACGGCGATCAAGATGCGCGTAGAAACCGCCTTTCAGTATAGGGCCGACTCGACGAACGAGCAGGTCAATAAAGCGATAAACACGAGCACGGAACTGGAATTTGCCTATAAGGTATCACCCCTATTTGGACTACTCTAATGAATACAGGCAAACAGGATCGGAAAATCAAGTTCATCTCCATTCAGGGCATGGATGACGGCTACGGGGGAACCGTGCCCGGCAGAACGACCTTACTGGAAACCTTTGCACAGGTCAATCAAATCCGTTCAAGCTCTTCATTGGAAGAACTGCAAAACGTATTGAACGATGCCTACCGGTTTACAGTAAAATGGCGCAGCGGATTCGATCCGAGCCTGTCCAATGTGATTGAATACAACGGGATTGACCTGACCATTCAGCAAGTGGAATTGAACAACGAACGGATGAAACGTTTTTGGACGGTTATGGCCATCAATACGCAGAACTAATGGCAACGGTAAAGATCAACGGACTGGAAGGTTTGCAGCAGAAGATGAGCAATTTGTCTTCGGAACTGAGCCGCGAGATCAAACTCTTGGTCTTGGACTCGGCCACGCAGATCGAACTGGATGCCGTCGGTGCCGCCCCGATCGGGATCAAGCAACTGATCGATAAACAGGCAGTCAACAACGGACTGGGCGCGGAGGTCGGCGTAACGGGATCAAACCTGATTCCGATTTACGTGGAATTTGGCACCGGAACGGACGCAGCCAGCTACGTGCCCACCTTGCCCAAAGACGTGCAGGCAGTGGCCCGTAGTTATTACATCAACGGGAAAGGAACCATCAAGAAGCAGCCTTATTTGTTTCCGGCCTTTTTCCGGGAAAGTCCGAAGTTCATCGAAGAATTAAAGAAACTATTAAACGCTAAAATTTAATGCTAG